CATCCACGGCAGCAACAGATGGAGCAGCAAGTATTACGGTCGGCACAAGCGGTATCGGCGCATCCACGGCAGCAACAGATGGGGCAGCAAGTATCGCTGTGACGGCAACAGGCGTCGGGCAGGACGCTGCCGCCACTTTCGCAGTTGACAACCAGACATTTGAGTTTGGCGCAGACAGTTTAACCGGGCACGGGAGATATGTTTTCTCGGCCTCGGCAGGCTCTATTGCCAGCATAGGGACGCCGACCGGAGCAAATGCGGCGGATTTTACAATCAGTTTCAACGGCGGCGAGGTAACGGTTGTTCCGGCGGGAAACGGGCTGGCGAACGGTCCTTATAGTCTCACCGTCCCCTGCTACAGCGGGGCTGGGCAGACGGGAGTTCAGGACGATGTTACCCTGACGATCACAACGCCGGCAAACACCTATCATATTTATGAAACTGGCCAGTCTACGACGCAGTGGGCGGCGGTAGTCAGTGCGGGCGTGAATGGTAAGACGGTCATTGCACGAACTGGCTCCGCCATGGGGGACGTGTCTCTCAGCGGTATGACCATGACCAGCGGGACCGTTCTCAAAGGCGAGGACGACACCAACAAGCCGACCTTGCGCTACCTGAACGCTAATGGTCCCGGCGCGTCGGACGAGTTCACCCTGCAAGACTTTATCATCACCAACCCCGGCGAGACGCAGTCTCAGCTTTGCTATATCTCCGGCGCTGCATCGAGGCTTGCATTCGATGGTGTGGATTTTTTAGGCAATATCAATCCCAACGCTCTTGAGACTGATTTCTACATCGCCATTGATTACACCAGCGCATCGGCGGCGCCCCAGGTTGGTGACGAGTTTACCGGCGGCACGAGCGGCGAAAAATCCGATGTTGTCTTTGTTGATGATAACGGTGATGGCACTGGCACGATTTGGGCAAACAGTGGAACCCGCAGTGGTGTTGGTAAGCTGTACCCGGAAAATATGACCAGCGGGGAAACCATCAGCAAAGATGGCGGTGGCTGGTCCGCAACTGTTGATGGTGCCCCCTATGGCGGCATCACGGGCAATATCAAAGCGGTATTTATCTCCGGCGCAGATTGTGATGTTGCAGACTTGAGCTTTACGGGCTGCACGGCCAGATACTGCGACGGGATAAATCTTTGCGCCACGAACAGTATTACCTTCGAAGATAACGACATGCAGTACATTGGCATGGACGACTTCACCAAGGTGTTTCCGTCGCAGTCTACGTCGAACAGCCCCCCGACCGTCAGCATTAAGCGAAATATTTTTGGTAATGCGTTGTCGCATCCTGAAATGGCGTATAACCCCCACCAGGATGCGATACAGTTCACGGACGGCAGCAACGAGATTACTTCTCCGGCTCTGTGGAGTGGTATCGTTATTGAGGACAATAAATATTTCCAGGGCAATACCTTCGGCAAACACCTGGCGCATATCTTCTGCTCCAACATCACAGCAAGTATGACCATGATTGTACGCAACGGACTACATGTCACAGACGATACGATCCATGCGGTCACCATTGCCAACCCGGTCAATTGTGAAGTCTACAATCTGACGATTGTCGAAGAATTTCCGGCAACGGCCAGCTTCCTCGCGTCAATTAACGTCAATGGCGGGTCGGATAATATCGTTAAGAACTGCGTCTCACCGGGCTTTGATATCGGGACGGCGACGACAAATAATAACCTTACCCTCGGCCTTGGTGGTGCGACCAACTCCTACGCATCGGTGTTCGCGGGGAGTGACTTTTCTGGCGCGGTCAACAGCGTGGCCGATGCCGTGACTAAATATGAACCAGCAGAAAACGGTCCGCTGCTCGCCGGATCAACCTACGTAGTCGGCGACATTGGCTGCATCGATAATACCCCGGCGTTTTTCCCGTGGGATCCGGCGAGCGTAGTAGATCCGCCGCTTACCTCAATCACGGATACTTTCGTCAGGGGCGCTTACGGCGATCTTGACGGCTCAGCGACAAGCGACACAAACTCGACATGGAGTGTTGAATACGGTGCTGTGCAGACAGTCTCCCCTGGTTTCATCGAGAATACAAATCTTGACGAGGACAGCGGCGGGGCGCTTGATGATAACCTTAGCAGTGCTAACGTTTCTGTGGCCGCAACAGTGACTGTCGGTGCGAATACCGGGGGCTTCAATATTTTTGCACGGCGCAATGTCGCCGGAACTGACCTGTATTACGGCGGCATTTATTATGACGCGGGGGGCAGCAACGAATGGATAATGTATCTGGGAAAAGCCGTCAATGACGTAGATACTTCTCTGGGTGACGTATCGTTGGGGGCATCAACTCCCGCCGCAGGAACGGTGTTCACGCTTACCTGCAATGGAACCACAATTTCAATTACTGACGGAACTGATACGGTTTCAACAACAGACAGCGATGTGGCGGGCGCCGGGGCTATAGGATTTTATATGTACCAGTTTGACGGCACTAAACTGCGTATCACAAACTTCGAAGCAGTGAACGTCTAAATCAGATCTTCCATCATCCCGTTCAATAGCGGATCGACCAGTTCGCGCACCTTCTGTTCATAGTAATCATAATTGATGTCGGTGACTTCATCCATCTCGTTCATGGGCGTGACGAACCAGCCTTTTTCAAGATTGAACCGGCGCCATTTGTCCGGGTTCTTCGGCAGCGGTGGCATGGTCTTGATAAGGGTGCCGCCTTCGTTGCTGATGTAATAGCGGGTGGTGCGCTGGAGTTCTTCTGACAACCCGCCATACTCGATATCCAGCGTTGATGTCCGGTTGACGTTGGTTCGCAGCATGAAGTCCATCGGATCGTCATGCTGGCGGATGGCGTCATGGATGTCGATCCCCTCAATCAGATGCTTCGATGCGATCTTCGGCACGACCAGCGCCGAATGGTTCTGATGCCACTCCCGATCATACTCGTATGCCCCCTTGCGCTTCAGCTTTCCGTCTGTGTACTCACCGATATAGTTGTTCACATCGCGGATGAACATGCGCCTGTAGGTCGCTCCCTCAAGGTTCAGTCCGGTGATCTCCTGCCATTCGTCTGCCAGTTCGTCCACCAGGGGCTTGTCAGATCGCCTCATCCGCACCGTGAGGCCGTCTGTGTTGACCTGGAGTAGTTGGAGGCCCGGAACGGTCAACAGCCGCTCAGCGAGCATACAGAGCAGCAATTGACCGTTGATCGTGATACTCATGGTGTATTGCGGATCATAAAACGGGCTGAACTGGTTGTTGCTGTCACCGTAGACGCCGTTCAGCGCCAGTTTGAGCATGGCGTTTTCGGGTGTTCCCTTCTCATATTTCTTGCGATCCTCGTAAAGCCTCTTGTAAATCTGCACGAAGGTTTCACCCAGGTGCTGTGGATAGATATGGTTCACGATGGCGATGTTCGGGTAATAGGATGTCACGTCGAGGTCGAGTATCATCCAGTCGTCATCTTCATGAATGATGGTCGGATTGACCGACCCATGCACCCCGCCGGTGCCGAACACGAATTTGAACCCGTCAACAACGCAGTTAAGGGAACGGACCAGCGGCACCTTCTCGCCGTTGATTTTCTTGTTGATGGTTGCGGTATCAGAATACCGCGCGAGATCACCGAGGTCGGCCTCCGGAAATTCGGTAAAGACGCCTTTCGTCTCGCGAATGACCTGTCTCCCTACCCAGTTCTTGATCGCGTTGAACTCCGGTCTTTCGAATTTCACCACAGGCAGGATGATGTCCTCCAGATACATCTGGCGGCGATGTGTCTGGATCGGATAGCGGCCATCCTCCGGGTCATAGCCGAAGCATTTGACGCCCGCCTTCTCCAGTTCCATGATGAAAAAGTCCTTGCCGATTTTCGTGTCGTTATGGTTGAGGAAATTCTTGCCGTACCTGGCCGTCAGTTCCTCGCGAAAGCGGATGCTGTCGGCAGACTTGATCAGGAATTTCTCCGTCTGGTCGATATCATGGTCGTTGTAGCGAACCACTTCTTCCGCCATCCGCTCATCGAGAACGGCATCCGGCGGGTATGGCAAGTCCTGGATGGAGTTTGACCGCATGTTGAACTCAAGCGTCTTGAGCGATGTCATGCGGGCGATGTTGTCGAAATGATGGATGCGAAACAGGTCAATCTGCGGCACGAGGCACTCGTTATCCCAGATGACATGTTCCCACTGGTTGCCCCTGCTGTTGATGATCTGATCGGACTTGATCTTGGCGATCCGGGCAATCTTCGTTCCGGGGATATCCCTTGTCCCGACCGTTTTCAGGACATGGTGCAGCAGCGGGTAGTCGTAGAAGGTATTGCGGAAACCGACCATCCGGGCGCCATTGTCTTTCATGACCTTGATGGTGCGCCGGAGGTCGGTGTAATCGTTATTCCAGTCAGAACACTCGAACCGCTTGCGCTGGCCGGTCCTGGTGTTCTTCATGCCAACCAGGAATAGGTTCTGGTAGCACTCTATATCCCAGACAAAATCATACATTAATCTTCGTCATCGCCAGACAGGGCGTCGTGATAGCCGAGGTCGTATCCATCCTTGATCGCCTCAATCACATTCGCATGAAGCGACGTGCCTTCCGGTATCGTGATAATCCCGACCTGCTGGCCGTCATAGAATATCTTGCCGCCCTCGATGGATAGCCCTTCGCTCATTGATCCGCACCTGTCCCTTTCCTTGGTTTCAATTCAGCCCACATCATTTTGAGATGCTGCATGACTTCCGCCTTTGCCATTTCCCTGCCTTCGGCGATGTCCATGGCGTCGGTTTCATCCTCATCGAACGTGACCGTGGCGGCACCCTCGACCTTTACCGAGTTGTAGTTGCCGACATTGATCGTCCGTGAGGCACTGACTGTGATCTGTGAAAGTTTCATCCCGCTAACTCCCTGTAAAGCGCATCCTCGATAAACTCGATCATGTCATCCTCGGCCTTGACGACCTCGCGGTCCTTCTTGCGACGGGCAATGACTTTTTTCAACGCCGCCACGTCCAGCCCGCCTGCCTTGGCCACGGCATAGACTTCCTTGCGATCCTCCTGAAGCCCGCTGATCTCTTCCTCGATCCGCTCAACACGGTCGATTACCTTTTGAACCTTTTCGCCGAAACCTTCCGGCATTGAATTATGTCCTATTTCACTCATAGATATTCCTCCTTCATGTTTCAGTAAAAGTCCCGGCGTTTGAGGGCCAGCCGCCGGGTGTCTGGATCTGAAAGATGTGTACAGTCGACTACTACGAGACCCTTACACACCTATCCCCTCTTATCAGTTGAACAACTCGTCGAGATCATCCTCGCCGTCATGGCCTGTACCATCCGCAACAGGCTTCTCGTCAATCCCGTCAACCGCGCCGAACTGGCCTTCCCCGGACGGTTTTCCGCCGCCGAGCATGGTGTCGTGATCGAGAAGCTGGACGTTCTGCAAGCCAAGGGTGATTCCCTTGTTCTTACCAACGTCGAACCAGTACGGATTGCAGGTGAACCGCGCCCATCGACCGGAGTAGAGTTCATTCCGGGCTTCATCGACCGACATGACTCTTCCGTTCGGGTGAACAAAATCGGGCCGGAATTTGGAAGTCATTCGCAGCATGATCCATCCCTCGAAGATATCTTCCGCAGGCTGTCCACCGCCAGGAGGGTTCATCGGGTCAAGGAACCGGGCCTCAACAAACTTCTTGGTCTGGTCCTTGTTGCCCTTCAGTTTTTCCAGTACAATCGGCGCCATGGCTTTCTTGAGAACAGAGAAATCACTCCCCGGAGGGCACATCAGCGTCCCCTGGTATCGGAGTTCACCGCTGTCGTTCTTGCTGCCGTCAATGAGCGAGAGGGCATAGGACAACCGCCCTTTACAGGTCATGTATGTTCTACCTTCTTCGACAACGTGGCAGGCATTCAAATCTTTAGTCATCATCATATCCTTCAGTTTCAGTTATTCCACGCTGCCAAACTGCTCGGCAGCACTTATCTTCGCGGGTTCGCGAGGATCACTTTCGGGCACCAGTGTCAGGCCCGTTGACTTGCTTTCAACGAACTTGTTCACCGGACCCATATTCTTCTTGCCGATCACCTTCTCGATCTGCGCGACCGACTTGAATTTAGGGTCGGAGTACAACTTGTCATCCGGTATATCCGGAAAATTCTCATTGATGGCCTTCTTCACATCCTTCTCGTCGGTGAAGTACCTGCTGGCGCGGGTTGACACCAGCTTGGTGCCGGGTGGCGGTGATCCCGCTTCGGCCTGTCTCTGCGCATATTCCTTCACCGATTTGCACCAGTCCTCGATGATCGGTATCTTGTTCAGGACCAGATCGGCCAGCTTCTCACCGGCAATGTCCTCCGGCGGGGTTGGTTTTGTGGTGTCGTTGAACTGCGATGCTGCCGCCTCCATGGCGAACACCTCAAGAGCGGGACATGTCGGTTTGGCCTTGCAGAACTTGCACCATGGGCCGGGGTTGCGCGGGGCGTCCTCCGCCTTGGTCAGTTCAGCCGCCTCGGCATATTCCAGCAGGTAGTCCAGCACATCGGCTCTTGGAATGTCCCAGGTGCGCACCGGCCCGTCCTTATGCGGCGCCCTCGGCTGGACAATCGTGATACGAAGGGTGTGCCAGTCGTGATTATGGAACTTCTGCGCGGCCCCAAGGCCGTAGCAGGTGCCCTGCGTGTTTTCCTTTGCCTCAACCGCGACCCCCTTGCCATGCTTGTAATCGACCACATGCAGTATCTGGTCGTGGATGCCGATGAAATCCGCCTTGCCGATCTCTTTCTCGCCGATAAACGGCAAATCAAGTTTTTCCTCGATCATGTACGCGCCCTCGCCTTCCATGTCGATCTTGTTGATGATGTCGAAGCAATAGTCGGTGTAGACGGTGACGGCTTCGACCATATCCTCATCGACCTCGAACCCGCCAATGGTTTCTCCGAGTGCACTCTCGGGCGTCAGGCCGCTTTTCAGGCAATGCTCACCGAGTTCATGAGCGGCACTGCCTTCGGCGGCATAGATAGATGTGTTGTCAGGCAACCCCCGTTCCGCATTGGCGCTGCCGGGGCAACCGATCCGCCGTGCGAAACTGCTTGGGCCGTTCAGGGAATGTTCAGTCATCGGCCATTCCCCGCAGCTTCTTCCAGCAACAGTGTCATCTCGTTCAGCACGGCATGAATTTCAGTGTCGCCGATGTTGCTCAGTTTGGGTTTCGGGTCATCCGCATTGACCGGGCCTCCCTGCCGCTCCATGGCGTCCAGCAGTATCTTGCGGACACGCAGAAGCCCGGCCTGCCCCATGGCCTGATTGATGTTCTCCAGGATGCTCTGACATGTCCCGCGAGGATCGTCCGTGCTTGTCTTTTCGCGCAGTTCATCAGCGGCTCTCTGCGCCTTGGTGCGGCGCCTTTGTTTCGCCGGTTTTTTGTCCGTTTTTTCCTCGTCATCCTCGTCAAACAGCGGCTCATCCTTGTCATCTTCCTTGACCTTCAGGGCCTGCTGCACCTTGTTCTCCGGCGTCGGACTACGACCATCGGTGGACAGGACCGGCACTTCCACCTTCGGCAGATCATCGAGACCCATCTCGCTGAGGCCGAGGAAGTCCAGCATATCGGTGCGGACCTTGTTCATTGATCCTTCAAACGTAATTTTAACGGGCATTCATTTTCTCCTTTGGTTAAAGTCCCAGTTCCTTGATTGTTTTCCGTTTCGACTGCACCGCCTCAAGTATCCGCTCATCGATCGATCCCTCGATCATGGCGTAGTAGGCGAGACAACTCTCTTTCTGGCCGATGCGGTGTATCCGTTTCGACGCCTGCTCATTGTCGGTCGGCACCCATGAGAACTCGGCAAACAGGCAAAGCCGCGCTGCCGTCAGGGTGATGCCGGTTCCGGCGGCAGTAATCTGTCCGAGAAAATATTTCGCATCACCGTTCTGGAATTTGTCAATGGCGATCTGTTTGGCTGTCGGACTGGTGCCGCCGTGAAGCATGACCGCGCCGCCCAGTCTTTCGGACAGTTCCTCCAGCACCTCCCGGTGATGGGCGAAGATGACCATCTTGCCATAGTTATCTATGTTGTCCTTGCACCAGTCCGCGACCCCCTTCACTTTGGCGAGGGCTGTCAGTCGCCTTAAACTGGCCACATGGGTGCCGAGGGCGCGCAGATTGTCGAGCGGGTCGCCGTCTTTCGCCAGCGCCTCCCTCACCATTTCCATGTCCTTCTCGGGAATGTCCCTCAGATCGCCGCTGACAGGCAGCGGCATATGTCGGTAAGGGGGAAGGTCTTTCAACACATTTTTGACCTTCCTCCGCATCACCCGCTCCATCAGCCGGTCCCGCAGTTCCCCGAGGTTCCGCCCACCGGTGATCTGGATACCGAAACCGTTGTTTTTCGTCGTGCAATATTTATTGACGAACTGCCAATAGTTCATCGGCCTGCCGTTTATTCCCGCTATGGCGTCGGGGAATGCAGCATAGAGGATCGGCCAGAGTTCGGAAGGATTGTTCGGCATGGGAGTGCCGGTCAGAAACCATGCTCTCTCGGCATTCCTGACGATCTCGCCGAGGATGGCCTTGGTCCGTTTGGCGGTTTTCGATTTCAGGTAATGGGCTTCATCAATGACGACGAGATCAATATTTTTCAAAAGGTTTACGTTTTTGACAGCACCCTCATAGGAGTACAGAAAAATCACTCGCCTTGTTCCGTCCCACTGCCTGATCTCTCGTTCCCAGACCGACCGGACCGACGCCGGACAAATAACCAAAATCGAGTTAATTCCCAGTTCAAACCACGCCGTAATCGCCTGCGCGGACTTGCCCAGACCGGGTTCGTCCCAGAGCATTGCAAATTTTCGGTTCTTGAGGAAGTTGACGCCTTCGCGCTGGTAGGGGTAGAGTTCCATCATGTGCTTTATGTCCTTCAGAATTGAAAGTTGACAATACAGGTGATTTTCATTATTGTCAAATATTATTTTCACATGAAGGAAAATAAATGCGATACAAGGACAGTACAGTCAGCATCGAGGGACTGCAACCGGTGACGGCACTGGCGATGCTCCAGGTGGAACCGGTCATACGGGAATATACCCGACCGGATCAAAAACCGAATGATCCTTACGTCATCACCAGCGTCAATGATGGTTATCACATGGTCGGATCTAAACACTATAGCGGCCACGCCTTCGATGTGCGTATCTGGTGGCTGTCTGACCCCCTGAAATGTACCGGCGCCATTGCGACCAAACTCGGGCCGGACTTCGACGTGGTTCTTGAGAAAGACCACATCCATATTGAGTACGACCCAAAGGAGTGAAACATCATGAGTAACATTTCAAAACTGATCGGTTCTATCGTCGGCGGCGTCGTCGGTATTATCATCATGTTCATCAATGCCAAGTGGGGTTTCGACCTTTCCGGTATTGGCGATACCGTGATCAACACCCTCGTTCCGCTGATCACTGGCGCCATCGGTGTTTATTTCGCACCTGCCAACACTAAATGACCGCCGTCTATCTCGTTATCGGCCTTGTCGCCGTTCTGGTCCTGTCTCTATGGCTGGCACGAAGGCAGGGCCGACTTGCGGAACGCGCCGATCAGGTGCAGGACGATCTCCGGGCAGCGGATGTTGTCGCGAAGAAAAAGACCGAGGCGTACCGGATGACCGACGACGAGCTTGAGGCGAAAGGCAGCAAATGGACAAAGCGTTCCTGATCTTCTGCCTGCTGTTGACCGGATGCGGCACCAGTGGCGCCCTCTGTACCGCCGGTCCGATTATTCTTAACCCGGCTGATGTGCTGACGAGAGGGACGCTGGAACAGATCGTGGCGCTGAACGAAGCGGGTGAGGTTGTTTGCGACTGGTCGCCTTAATAGGGTATCTCATCCCTGACGCGATACTGGTATGTCGCATTTCTGACGGCATCAAGCAGTTTCGTCTGCGCTTCTTCATCAGACCGCGCCCAGGCGTTAAAACAAAAACGCAATCCTTCCATTTCATAACCGAACGAGTATTTGAACCACAGAACCCCGTGGTCATCCTTGTGCATAATGGCCGTGTCTCTCAAATCCCGTTTCTCGTTCAGGTCGATAACGTCACCCATCACCACTCCCCTCAATATCCCGTATGAAATCATCCACCGCCTTGTCACAGAGGGCCTTGCCTTCATCGTAATCGCTGACAGGCACTCGACCCATTATAAGATGCCTGCCGTTTGATGTTGTGTAAACTGATGCTCTGATATGGTCCCCTTTCCACAGGGGCGGGCTTATCGCGCAAAACAACGGGCCTCTGTAACGATGCCAGCCGCCGCCGCGAGATTGTCTCCATTCAGTCATCCGCCTTGTCCTCCCGCAGCATCAGTTCCAGCACCGCAAGTGCGTTCCACGCACGGTGCGCGGCATGGAGCAACCCCGTCTCGGGATCGACAACCTCACCGGCCTGCTGTTTCAGCCAGTGGCGCATGTCCGCGTCGGAATAGCGGTTTATTCCGTCAGGGACGCTCAACCAGCCGCTCGGGCTATATTTGGTAGCGCCATAGGTGCCGACATCGGCGACGGCACTGAGAGCGCGGGAAAATGCCCCCAGTACCAACGCGGGGCGCTGCTTGCCAGCATCCATCTTTGCACCAGGCGTGTGAGCGTCGATGCCGTTCGGGTCTTTCTCATCTTCCATCAATCCAGCCTCGTGTTTAACCTGCTGTCAATCAGGACAATATAGCTGTTCACCAGTATCCGCTTGGTCGTGCTGTCAACCCGCAGCAGGCTCACCCCGCAGCGGTTATAGGCCGTCACGATCATCTGGGTGATCCTGAACATATCCTCCACGGCGCTGCCGTCATCGTCGGTCGAGCGCAGCCGGAGAAGGGCATACCCCATGTTGATTGCCTCGGCATCCGTGGTCTTGTCCGACGCACAGAAAGCGACCTCGACCGTGCTCTCCCCCGCGTTTGCATTCGCCGCCCATATCATGAAGGCGCTTATGGCCAGTATGCCGATGATGAAGGACCAGAACAGGCCGGTTTTAAGGGAATTCACAGCATGTCCTCCAGGTCCAGCACTTCCGGTTCGTTTTTCTCCATCCACAGATGGATCATGGCCAGCGCGTCTGCCTCATTATCGTCTGCGGGATCGAACCCGCGGCGGTGCGCCTCCGCCACCATGGCCGGTTTCGTGGCGTTTCCCTTGCCGGTCCATGACTTCTTGATCGTCCCGACATCATATCCCTGGTACGGGATTTCAACTCGTTCGCATTCGGCCATCAGGATCGCGCACAGGCCCCCATAGACATGTGCTGCGGCTGTCCCGGCATGGCGATGCACCTTCTCGAAAACGACTTCCTCCGGCTTGTTGTCCAGCAGGTAATTGACCAGCCATTTCTTGAAAGCGAGATACCTGGCGCCACCCCCGGCAAATCGATCCTGCTCGAACTTCATGATACCGGACTGGATGGTATCATTTTTCGAGGCATAACCAACCGTGGTTCCGAGGTCGAAGGCAACCACTTTCATCCCTGCAAGTCCTCATACTCGTTCATATACTGGTACATCTTCCGAACCGTCCCCAACCGGATGTCCCTTCCTTTGCGGAGGTAATGCACCAGCGTTGTCGTTCCGGTCACATTGGTCGAGAAGGTGGTTTCCGCGATCCCGTGCTTCTCACAGAACGCCAGAACCGTTTTCAGGATTTCCCCGATGGTCGGCGGCGGTGTCAAGTCAAGTTTGTATGTCATTCCCTCAATCTCGTTTTTCCAAATGGGTTGATGCTTGTTATCATACCAGCCGTTTTCACAATCAGCAATAATTTTATTTGCTTTTAGTGAAAGCCCGTGGTATTCTTTATTGTGAAATCGAAATAGAGGAGAGATGATGAATATCTATGAGAAACAGAAGCGAGACGCACTGATTGATGCAATTCATGAAGCGAACAGGTTTATTCGCAAGGCCGAGAAGGCTTTGCTCGAAATGCAGAACGCGGATTACCAATTATTTTGCGGAAACAAGCATGTCGCGGCGGCAAAGAGGGCCAGCATGGACCTGACGCGATCCCTTGTGGCGGTGAGAAATCCGAACGGGGCAAAATAATGACCGACCTTGACCGCTGCAAAGCCTTCT